GGTTTATCACATGCACGACTCTCAATTTTTTGAACAGTATGTTCAGATACTGGAGAGGTGGTTTGAAATATCGGTTGACCGTGACGAAAACAGCATTCCATACTGGAAGAATTCGAGTGAGCTTTGTGCCACATTCGAAAGAAAATGTACCCGCTACCAATTTGGAATACTGTTACAATTGGATTTTGGATTTGTCAAAATCATCAGAATTGGAATTTGAAGTACCATTTGTTTCCAACCGTTCGTGGTTAGGAACAACTTTGGCAAAACACACAGATCCAACTTCTTGGGTGCTTACTGACGACGTGAGAAGGAGTGGAACTTTGATTTTCGAAGTGCTCACGCCTTTGGTTGCTGCGTCAACGAGTGTTTCACAGGAGGTGACTTTGACATTGTGGCATTCTGGAGCTGATTCTTTGGAATTTGCCGTCCCAGAGTTTTGGAACTATACGGTCCTTGACCAACCAAATTTAGATCGTTTGGAGGCCCAAGTGTTTAACGAGACAGATGAAGCAATTTCGCACAAGGAACAAGAAGTTGATACTTCTACTACCATGTTTGGAGCGGCGAACCCTGCTCGAGATGCACTTGAGTCTTGTATTGGAGAAAAGGTCACTTCTCTTAGACAATTGGCAAAAAGATTTGGAGCCTACATTCGAGGGGAGTCTTTTCCCTATCGGAACACCAATGGTTTTTGCGTGGCTGGTCCTCTGGATCCAAATCTACAAACGAATGACCAATACGGGTACAACAATTTGAGGATTGATCCTGCTTATTTTGGAGACAAAACAAATGGGCTCAATCCAGTTAACAAAAGTTTGCCAATTTCAATTGCTCCAGATGGAACAATTACTGCAGAAAATTTCACTGTGGCAAACACATTGGACAACAATGCGCCGTTGCATTACATCTCTTATCTCTACAGGTTTTGGAGAGGATCAAAGAGGTATAAGTTATTTACGGCGCCTCAAAAACGCACCACGGTCTCTGTGGGAGCCTTTGGCATATCCGGACTTACCCCTGATTACGACGCTCCAGACAATGTCATGAGAAACGTTGGTTTTTCAGAGGACAGGACGAAAACACCAATTGTTGTGAAAAGAGAAAGAATTCTCAAAACAAATGGAACAATTGTCCCCACAGATTTGACTCCACACTATTCTGTGCTTGGTGGAGGAATGTTTGAACACACCCAATATCCTGATTTGAATGGAGTTGTTGAGTTTGAAATTCCTTACTACGCACCGACCCCAATTTCCCTTGTTGGAGAAGGAACCCTAGCAGATACTAGTGGAATTCTTCTACAAAGAGCTGAAGTCAATATAACCTATGGCTTCACTCCAGATTCGCTTGACACGCCCGCGCTAACTTATCAAGATGGCAGAGGCAGTCTTTCTGGACGCAGAGTTTATCGAGATTCTATTGGAGAATTTCGTTTGTTTACTGCTGCGGGGGACGACTTTTCGTTTGGGTATTTGGTGGGTGCACCTATAATTAAAGAAATCGTTGGATTGTAACGGTTTGCACAAATTACCTTGTATATATGATGTATATTG